CTGCCTTCTTAATACCTTTTGAGTTTTTATTATAAAGGACTTCTTCAATAATTAACGGTATGGAGGATTTCCCCATACCGTTTGTACCAATTATTTGAGTTACTGTGTTGTCAGCTAAATCCAGTTCATTATCGGGACCGTAACTAAAACAGTTACTCCACTTGAGCTTTTTGAGCGTAATCATTATAAGTCCCTATTATATTACTAATTTGTCCATCGGGTAACTCAAGTATATATCTTAAGTACTCGACAAGCTCTTCTTCTAAAGTCATCTCTTTATCAATGACCAAAGTAGCTTCTGAATTTCGTTTTATTACTTTTTTATCCAGTAAATCTGAGTTCTCTACTGCAGCGAGCTCCTGTATATCACCTTCTATTTCATAGATAGTGTGATGGTAGTCTGTAGGAATCATATCTGCTGGATCTTGAACAGTTTTTCTCAACAGCTGAGGTAGATGAAATCTATCCCACATCCAAGTCCAATCATTAGAATTAATCAATAGGTAACCTGTTTCTACTTCCCTTCTATGAAAGGAGGTTGTCATAGGACTACCTGGATATACGATATTTCTCTGTGTATTACTGTGAGCATGAAGATCACCAGCGAATACTACAGGAAACTCGTTAAATAAATCTAAGTCTACTTCTGGCTTCACATGAGGTGGTATCTCGCCCCGTACATGAGTAAAAAGAGGTTTCTTTTTATCAAACCAATCAATACTATCTTTTCTATGAAGATCTGCATAGGGCAAGATGCCAAAACCTAAGTCTTTGTCGATATAAGAAATATCTACAATATGGACCAAAGGATTTATATCTCTAGTTGCTTGTTTTAACTGAGAGAGAAAAGTTTTGTTCTTTCGCGTAGCTTCGTGGTTGCCATCATAAATAAGAGTGGGCTTTTTTACACTTCTTATAAATGTAAAATAAAGAGATAACTCTTCCATGCTGGGGATACGATCAAATAGATCTCCACCAATAATGTGCATATCACAGTCGTTCGAGACTTCGTGAATCTGCTCAAAGAAAGTATTATATCTACTTATTGCCCAGTCAACTGGGACATTTTTTTGTCCCAGTTTTATGTGCCAGTCTGCTGTGAATAAAATCATGCAATCTTGAACTCATCTTCAATAGTTTCGTCAATTTCCTCGGCAGAACCCGCATTATCACGGATTTTATCGAGAAGCTCTTTTTGAGCATCTGGAGTAGGACGAGGCATAACTTCATCCATAGACTTCAGGTCTGCAACAGCAGATAGCTCTGCTTCTGTTAGAGCACGAGGCTTGCACTTCAATGCCTGCAACTGGTATTCCACATTGTATGGAAGAGGTCCAGTTTTTACTCGCTTAAAGCATACATCCCAGCCAGTTTCGGGATCTGTAGGATCACCAAGATCTTCTGCGGCAGTAATGATCTGCTCCCACAGCTTCTTCTTTAGATTTACTACTTTTACCTGGCCACCGTCGATACACTGAGTAGCGTAGCTCCAGCCACATTTAAGATCGGGATAAAACTCTCGTACCCAATCTTTGTCTAAGTTATTAAAAGTCTCTTTGTTTCGGTCGAAAGAAAGACATTCAAAAGGAATGTTCTTATCGTTCTCACCCTTAATCCAGTAGACATAGCGAGCAAGAATATCTCCTACGAGACGAAACTTGTTATCACCATCGGTGTACTGAAAACTGCTGATCGACGACTTTTGTGCCGATCCTTTTTGTTGATTAAATGAAATAGCCATTAATGTATCTCCGTATCTGGGACTTCCTCGTATAGAAAATGAACTCTATCATCTTCTAAATAAAGTAGCCTATTTTTGTTTAAAATTGTTTCCGGCTCTAGACCTGGTACTAATAGTACATCCAGAGTCGTATCTTGTGTTGTTAAAAAATCTACAGCGGAACGAAAAGAACACAGCGAAATGTACTGTGCGATTTCACGATAGCCGTACTTATGAGAATGGTATAGAAGTATATCAGGGTGTAGCATGAAACTCACCCCAGAAAAGTCTTTCTGCGAATATTTATAAATAGGATCTTTACGATTCTCTGGTATTTGCTTGCTAACAAGCATACGAAAGATTCGTACTACCTCGCGCACATTACCTTGTGACGCGTCATAAATTTTC